TATATTTGATTTCTACTTTACCACTTGATAGAGGGTGGTCTTTTGGATATAATAATCCTTTAGATGGTAATTCTACTTCTTCGGTTGGGAATTTAAATTCACTCATAGTCTTTATTTGGTTAAAACGTTTTTATCAGTTATAAATATTAAAAAGGAAAGTTCTTAAAACGATTATTAATTATTTATTTATTCTATTTTCAAACTTATCAAACCTTGAATCCATTTGTCTATAAATTTCATCAATTTGATTTTGGCAATCTAAATACACATCACTTATCTGTTTATTATGATCTTTACCGATTTCATCCATAGCTAGATAAGCATTATCTACAGATTTTATAACATCTTTAACTTTGGTTTTCACCTTAAACACTCCTATCGAAGCGTACCCTACTAAGAATACACCTACTGTGGATAGGACACCTAACATAAATTCTAAATTTTCCATATATTGTTCTTTTTAAATGTTAAAGAACTTTTCCCTTTAATATTAGTTACCAATATACAAAAAAGCTTGGCCGAAGCCAAGCAATTTTCAAAAGGAAGGGTAAAAAATATTTTAGAAATTTAATATACAATAATCTGGTTGTACTGTAATCTGTAGTTCTACAGCAGCACTTTCATTATCCCAGTTATAATCTCCAAAGGTAGCTTCTGTAATCAGTGCACCTTTAATAATCCATTCTGAAACGATATCACCTACAGGTCCTAATACGTTCATAGTTAAATCTTTCTTATAGAAATCACTATATCCGTCTCTACCTGTTACTGATTCGTGATGTAATCTTACCCACTCCATTACAGCTTGCGCCCCAGATGGTGTAATTGGGTCAAATAACGTCATTTGTATCGTATTCCAAAGTGTTTTACCTTTAACGTATCTTGCAACGTTAATGTGGTTTAATTGAACTGAACCTTGCGTTAATGAAACAGCTCCCATACCTTTAATTTGGTATGAAGGAATCCCGTCAACATACATAATAAATCTATTCTGTTGCTTTGGCTCAAATGCTGTATAAAATATTTCGTTTGGGTCTAATACTGCCATTTTATTGTTTTATTTTATTATAAATATTTATCTTTTTATTTTTTATTCAGGAAATGTTGCTCCAGTTGGTAAAACATTGAAATCTAAAATTACGAATTCAGCTGTTTTGGTTGGTTGTAGGTAAATTTGTCCTACTAGCTCATTTCTGTCTATTACATCTGGTGTGTTATTTGTCTCATCCATTACAACTTGGAAAGCATATAATCCTTGTCTTTGTTGTACTGATTCTAGGTATGGATTTACTTGTGCTAAGAAATTATTTCTTGTAGCAATTGTATTTTGTTCAAATACTAAGTTATCCGATACTTGAGTAATATAACTCTTAAGTGAGATTAATAATCTACGTACATTTACTCTATCTAAAGCACTTGCTCTTTTCTGCAATGTTTTCTGTCCAAATACTACAACTCCACTTCCTGGGAATGTAGCTATTGGGTTTATATTTGCTTCATATAATGTATCTCTGTTACCTGATGTTAATTTTCTTTCTGCTCTTATTACACTTCCTAAAGCTCCTCTAATTAAACCTGCAGGTGCGAACCATGGGTCTGAAGATGAATCAGTAAATGCGTATACTGCTGGAATATACGTTGAAGCTGGCGCCCAAACTGTTTGTCCAGTAGCTGAGTCGATTGTTTGTAACCATGGCCAATATGTTGCTGAATACGATGTGTCATATCCTGCTGCTTGATTGGTTACTGTGTTTATAGTACTGTTATAAGGTACTAAATCTATTACTGAGATACAATCCGTTCTACCTTGTGCTAAAGAAACCAATTGGCTTGTTTGTGCATGTATAGATCCTATTAATCCCGGAGCTGATATTACATTAAATTGGTAATCATCTTTGTTGCTTAGTAATTTTATAGATGATGTGTAATCATCTGGGCTAATACCTTGTATATTTGTTGGTGTTATATTTTCGTTAAATTTAGCATCACCATTTTCAAAATTATTACCTGCACCACCTGCAAATGATCCTGAGGCTATTTGAGGTAAACTTCCTGTAAATTGGGCTTTAGCTTCTCCACTATTATCAAAATATTGTGGAGTTGGTGAATTTACATTACTAACATAGGCATAAGCACTTCTATTAATATAATTACCATTAGTTTTTACATAGTAATCAGTTCCATCCTGCTCTATAGTATAATAAGTATCACCTATTGCTTTTGCTACATAATTAGCTGCAGTAGGATCTAATGATAGGTTATTATATGTTTCTAATACTGCTTTTTGTGTTGTAGTATCATTACCTCGTCTAAGGAATAATGAAAATTGTCCTGAAGATGTGTTTACAGATCCAACTTCCCATCTAATATTATCGGCTGTACCGGCATCTAAAGTTCCATTAGCACTATCTACTGCTTGGTAATTATTCATTATTACCCCTTCAGAAATAGTTTTTAATGTAAAAGAAGAAATGTATTGTAAATCACCAGTAACTAATGTAATTAAACCTTGGCTTGAATCTACAATCATATTTGCTGCTACAGTTATTACTAAATCCCCGACTGCACCTGTAAATCCTTGTGCTTGTAAATCCGCTTCTGAAATTGTTATTGTATCATTTAAAGCATATCCAGTACCAATAGCAGCTACTGTTACTGCTGATAAAGCATTAGCTCCATCACCTGTTACTGTAATAGTTGCTCCTGTACCTGTTCCTGATGTTGAGGATTGTGCTATAGTAAAAGGGCCTTCTATGTTTCCAATTGTTGTTGCAGCTGTATTGCTTAAAATATCCTGCCCGTTTATTAATTGTCCTGTTCCTAAAGCACCCGCCGCTATAACTAATACATCTGCTGCTTCATAATTTGAACCCGCTGCTGTTACTGTTATACTTGTAATAGTATTTCCACTTACTACAATTGTTGCTTCTGCACCTGTTCCTGTTCCACTTGTTAATGGTACAGCTATATATGTAGCATCTACTGCATCCGTTGGATTAGTAGTAATAGATGGTAATAAAGCATCGGTTAAAGTAACTAATTTACCTCCATCATCGTTTTGACTTGGTATTTCTGAAGATGCAGGATCAAAGCTTCCTGTCACTACTCTTGTTACTAAAAGTGATTCACCCCCTTGTGAGAAATAATTTCTTGCTGCAATTGAGTTTAAATAAGTGTAATATTGAGATCCACTTTCTACTGATCCTCCAAAAATAGCTTCGTATTGAGAATAAGAACCTACTGCTGTTGGGAGATTAACTGGACCTTTTACTGCTGGTCCAATAATGGCCGCACCAAAAGCTATGGGACGGTTTCCAATGAATGATTGATCGTTTTCTCTTGCTAATACACCGGGAGATATTAAAGATTCTGCCATTGTTATGTTTTATTGTTATTTATTTTGTTATAAATATTAGAAATATTTTCAAAAAATTAAGCTATTGGAGTAAATTCTCCACTTTCTAGATCAATATTACCTTCTCCGTACTTATTTTGTAGTTCCAAAGCTGTTTTTTGTTGTGATATTTCTAATTCCTGATATTCTTTTATTAAATCTTTCTTAGTATTTTCAAGTGAATTAATTTGTAAATCTAATTTACCCAAACTTACTATAATTATATTAATTTTTTCTTGGTATTCTTTTAAAGGTTGCAACTCTTTTTCTGATAACTTTTTATTTTTCATTTTATTTATTTTAATTTATTATAAATATATAATAGGGGATTTAAAGTTAATTTCTACTACGACCATCTGTAGTAGGGTTTTGGGTTACATGAGTTGTACCTTTTAAATCACTAACAGCCTCAGTTGTTACAATAACTTTTGCTTTTGAATTATATACTTTAGTAGCATTTAATTCTTTTTGGATTGTATCTGGTATTATATATCCACGTAATCTTAGATTAAATTCACCTTTTACTAACCTATTTTGACCTTGAGATAATTCAGTAGCAGTTGTAAATTGATCTATAAATGCCCTAAATTGAAATCTTTCTGGATTACCCCAATATGCATCTGAAGCATATTCACATGCTTCAATTACTTTGTTTAATTGTTCCATATAATATGTTTGAATTAAACAAGTATATTCTAATGTTACATAATCGGGTTGTGCTACTACGTGAAACTTTTCTACTGGTTTTCTGTTATTTAATGTTGAGAAGTTACTATAAAAGTTTTTAGAACTAAATTGTTTAGACCAAGTCCCATATAAATTAGGTTGGTTAGCATCTAGTTTATTAGCTACTGTTCTATCTTTTGAAATACTATTCCGTTTAATTACAATAATAGGTAACATTATAGCTCCTTTTTTATCTCTATAAGAACCATCTTTTTGATATTGGTTCCACCTTTCTGAAGCCCCATACATTACAGGAACATCTCTTCTAGAACCATTTTGATATACAAAAGGTTTTATATGGTTATTGAAGTAATAAAATATAGCTTCGTCAATATCTTTTATACCAACTGAGTATTGTTTTGTTTTATCTTCCTTAAAACTCATTTTAGTAGACCTGTTAAAAGGAATACCAGTTTCTTTGTAATTAGAAGGAGTATTTTTTAATTCATTTACATTATTAGGGTTTACCTGACCACCTCTATTTTCAATACCTGGAAAGGGGGTTTGTTTTTGCTGACTTAATGTTAGCTGATATTTAGGTTGTGGTTTTCTTGGTTTCGCCATTAGAATCTTTCTTTATAAGGTGAAATGTTAACTTTATCTGCTGGAATATAGTAAGTAGAGACTAATATTGAAACACTTTCTCCAAATTTTTCTAATCCTGGGTTTAGTGGGTTAGGGGTTCCATCGTAATCATTATTTGGATATGATGGATTTTTTCCACCCCAATATTGGTTAGCAATAGTACTTTGTACCCCATAATAACCT